ATCATCATCTTCATCTTTCTCATCCTCATCTTCGTCTACGAAAAACTCTGACTTTTGGTACTCAATGTCTTGAGTGCGGCTTGTCAGTTCGTCGGAGAGGCAAAGACCTGCAGAATAACTCTCGACAACAATCTCCGCGCACTGCTGGGCATCACGGATTTCTCCTTCGGGGGAGATGCACTCTTCCAAGAGCTGTGCTGATACCAGTAAGGCAATAACTTGATCGAGTTTTGCATTGGTCTTGTCTAACCTATCGCACACAGCGCGTTGGAACTTCTCAAGTTTACTTGATTGCGATGTCATCGAGAGGAGGGAGCGTTTGAGCTGCATCCCAATTTACAGCGTATGCCACGTGAGTGCCATCCATCCACTTGTCGGGTCGCTGGAAAACGAACCAACAGCTGGTAACGGAGTCCCGGGACGTGCTGACTGAGCTGAACCGGGGGCGTGGTGATAAGACGATCATGTTCGAGAGTTTGTTCGCGAGCAGGAAGTTCCTACGCTTTGCTACTGGCTCAATAAAGGACAAGCGGTCCAGGACAGCGATACCCTCTCGTGCAACTTGGATTCCATAGTCGAGTATGTACTCACTATATTCATTAAGTCCTGTCGTGTTGGCGATCACCCAGTCGTATTGTTTGTCCCGTACGGTTGTCCACCAGATCGGGTTTACTAGGTTGTCGCTGTCCTTGTTAGTTGTAACTGTAAAGTTATGGGCTCGCAGTTGGTCGCTGAGGATATCGTTCGGATCGTATGGGACTAAGACTGAGCCTTGGATGTAACTGTGCTTGATCAGCTGGTGTGTTACACCCTCGGGGATTGTATAAAACGAAGCCATGCGTAAAACGGAAGAATGTGTGGATCTTAGCAAGTGGGTTGGTCTCTGACCAATTTTGTGATTAACGTTGAGGGAGCAGCTAGCTCGGTATGCAACTCGATTGGATGAGCCAAGAGCAAGAGTTCTTACATAACCGAGTCATGATGGATGCGAAGAAGCTCGACAAGGATGGGCTACTTCAAATTCTGGAAATGGTTCATAAGCAATCCTTGATCAACAAGCGTCTGTTCTCGTCGCTGTCAACGTGGTGCGCTAGAAATCAGGTGATGCTCCCTCCTCTCGATGAGTTACTAGTAAGTAAAGAAGTTGTCCATCCGACTGATACTCAGTAAATCCAATTCGCTTCAGGTATTTAGCTAAAGCTGCAGTTTTATCCGTGCGCGGCATGATGAAGTAAGGCTTGTCCCGCGTGGTTTGGATGTGAGCTTCAAGCATCCTCATTGCTCGCAGCAACGTTCCAGAAGGTCGCGTCTTCTGCTGGTTCAGTACGGAGCGGCAGCGTTTGTTCTTTCGGTTCCAGTACCAATCGTTAGCCGCTCGTCTCGATTTGTGTATCGTGAGACCCACGCTGTAGGCGAACCCGATGTCCTCTACGTAGAGGCTGATCCATTCACCTTTATGTCTTAATCTCGTAGTCACACAGCGTTTGGACATAATAAAAGCGGCCTTCCGAAGAAGACCGCTGCCTTGGCTTCGTTTTCAGGTTAGCTTAAAAATCGATTCCGAGTGCTTTGGCTTGCGCTTCGGTAAGCTCGACCTTCTTTGGTTTTGCTGACGGCGGTTCCGCTGCTGCCAGCGCTTTGGGATCAGGTGCCGGTGCCGCGAACGTACGTTCAGCAGCTTGACCCCGCGTGGCTGCAAACTCAGCTTTGAGTGCAGCATGATCACTACCAAGAGGGAGTTCGATCAAATCGGCACCCGGGATGCTGCTCTTCAGTGCGTTGGCAGCCATCTTGGTTCCATCGCTACCCAGCCATTCGGCCACGTCCTTGAGGAGTTTTTCCTCATCTTCGTTCTGGGCTGGTCGGTCGCTGAAGTCCAAGCAGTTGAAGTTGATCTTCGCTCCGTCAGCACCGGTCATCGGATCACGCTCGTTAAAGGATCGAGTCACGAACTTGGTCGAGGTGATGACCGACGCACAGTTGATTCGGTTGTTGTACAGCGTTTGGAAGTACGAGATGAAGTTCTTCTGACTGGACTTACCCGAGATCATCGAGGTCGTCACGCACCGGGGCGGAAGCAGCCTGTGGTTAGGAGACACACCGATGTACGCGATACGGAGGAACTCCTCCTGGTTTCGCATACCGAGGTTTCCGAAGTATGGTGTGAATCCAATGAGGATGAACTCAATGGGGATACCGTTGTCGTTGCGGTCGACAATGGCGTTATCAGGATCAACGTCAGACTTCCAGCGGCGAGCTTGAAGATCGATACGCAGCGTGTGAGGCGGAATGTTGCAGAGAATTTCGGATTCCGAAAAGTCACCAGCGATAAACATGGTCAGCAGAAATCAGAGGGAAAAATCGATTGAACCGAGAGCAGCAGCGGCAACCTTCCCTTTTTCGGGGTCGGCTGCTTTCACAGGAGCTTTACGCGAAGCCTTAGGCAGGTAAAGAACCTTGTCCAGATTGTAGTTGAGGTAAAGCTTGTCGTCCTTCTCTGAGGTCGAGACTTTGCCGACAGCGATCGTAGGAGTTCCGGGAGCGAGCTCGGACAATTGTGTTGACAGCTCGCCCCAACCGGCTAATTTAAACCACGCCGTTTCCTGGTTTTCGGTTTGCCAAGCCAGCGACCGATTAGTTACGGTCGTATCGCCAATCTCGATTTCGTCAGCTTTAGGACCGAGGCCACCTGCAGCGACGAAAAGGTTGATAGCCAGGAGATCGTCGAAGTTCTCCTGCGTAACGATCAGCATAGGCTGCATCTGAAGTACACCGTCAGGAGTTGGCCGCGTGGGACCCACTGCGAGTACGGTCTGATCCTCTTCAAGCTTTTGAAGGAGTTTTCCGACGTAGTGATCGGCTTTTTGAATCAGTTGAACTTTAGTCGCGACACGCTTTTCGTTTGACGGCAGAGACTCAGTTAAGACATTTACAGTTCCGTCGTCTTCAGCAGCGGTTGCTGTGACTCGAAGTCCTAAGACAAAAACGTTCATGGTTCCGGTTTGGTTGGGCGCCCGACGCGAGCCGAGCTGCACTATGGTATCAGCCCAGAGCAGGCTCGGGCTTAAATTAAGCCACTTGTTGTAAGTGCCTGTATATTGTCGCTCTGTGTACTTTTAAAATTTGGGCGATTTGCTCGACACTTGCTCCTTCGCGTTTCTGAACTTTTAAAATTTCAATATCTCCGGGGGATAGTTTACTACTTTTTGCTGTTTTGTACTCGAAGTGTAGTGGGTTTACACACTTCGCGTTTCCGCAGCGTGGCTTAGGATAATAGTTGTCTTTTGGGATATCTAGGTATTTTAGGATTGCGTTTCGAATATACACTCGTTTTCCAAGCACATATGTGCACGGTTGATTATTTGTTATGGGGCCTATCCATTCTCTGCATTGTGTGTAGTTGAAATTATTAAATGCTAGGTCTTTAAACAGCTTTGCAAGTAACGATTCATTTACTTCCCCATAGTTTATACTATAATTATTCGCATCAACTGCTCTACAAATGTCCACAGCTTGTGCTTGTACGTGAGCTGTATCATTTGACTGCAGTGAAAGAATTATTTTTTTAGACTCTCTTTCTAGCTGTAACGAATATTTGTTCATAGACACTCATTAAAAAGAGCACAGTGTTAACTGTACTCTGGATTAAACTTCGTAATTTAGTTGTGAAGTCCCCTCAGGAACCCATTAAGGGGTGTCAAGCAGCGAAACCGCCGAGCGCGTGCCTGGCTTTTTCGCCGACGTGCAGACCCTCTGCTTGGATCTGCTGTTTGATCTGCTCGTCTGTCAGTCCAGCCTTTCGAGCGCGGAGAAGGGCTTCGTAACCGATAGTGCCTTCGTTGCCATTGTTACCAATAAAAGCTGTAAGGGTTTTTACGGAGGCCATGTTGTAATAAGTAAGGCGTCTGTACTCTACACCCCTAAAGCAGAACGTGCGGCTGAACCGAAACCTAAACCTTGTTGCGATGCCATCTGTCGAATTTGAGAATCTGAAAGCCCGGACTGACGCGCTCTTTTAACTGCTTCGAGTCCCAATGTTCCTTGATTGCTTCCGGCACCTCCAATAAACTTACTGAGGTTGGTGGAGCTACGATCTTTCGACGAACTACCCCCACTCGTTGAACTCCTCTGGGCTGATGCCTTTTGCCCCGCAGACTGAACTCCTAGCTGCGTGGCCGCCCCAGAACCAAAGGAAAGTCCCTGTTGACTTGCTAGGTCGCGTATCTGGCTATCAGACAGACCGGCTTGACGAGCCCTCTTAACTGCTTCAAGTCCTAGTGTTCCCTGGTTACTACCTACGCCTCCAATATATTGACCTAGATCGGTTACTTTCGCCACACCTAACTGACTTGCGGCTTTTTCACCGAACCCAACACCCTGCTGCTTAGCTAGTTGTTTAATTAAAGTGTCGCTCATACCGGAGGACCTAGCTTTATCTAACGCTTCCAAGCCGATGGTTTTTCCTTGGGCTAAAGGTCCTTGATACTGTGTTAATTCGCTCAACCCGAGTGTTTTTGCTGCTTGCTCACCGAATGTAAGATTTTCCTGCTTGGCCTTATTGAGTACCTGCTCTGGGGTGTATCCGTACTCGAAGGCTCCGCCCAGTGCTGTTGCTCCGACCACTCCGCTGGTCCCCATTTCTCCTATAAAACTACTTAATAGTCTGTCCGCTTTAGTTTGTTCTTCTACAGGTTGATATGAAGCGTCTTGAGTTCTTATATTGCTTGGCTCGATACTTTTACCTTCTAAAACACTTCCGGAATAACCTAATCGACTTCCGCCCCTACCCTGTGGACCTGAAGGACCTGCAAAACTAGCCCCAAAATTAAATCCTATTGGGAGCGAAAAGGACCCCTTGAGACTGATTTTTTCGAGAGTGGACCCAGGAAGCGTATCTTCATCTGCCCCGACCCCCACACTTGTGGTCGGCCGAGCTCCTGTCGACGATTCTTCTGGCTTATCAACCTCTTCCGGTTCTGTATCTGTTGCGGTTGTTTTAATCCCTATTTCAGGGAACAATTGCGACAGCATACCCCTGGACACACCTACTTCCGGCTTTACGCCAAAAGCAGTTCCGGCTAAATCAAAACCGTATGAAGGACGCCGCCGAGCTGCCACAGAAGTACAACCTATCTTCTGTGATCATAGCAAGGTTTCGAATGCCCTATCTCCTAGGGTTTAATTAACTTCCTCAAAAAATCTTCGCAGGTAGTGCCCTTTCCTAACGACCATATCTAATGTTTTTAACTTGAACAGAGCGTCTTCATAGCTTTTAAATATCTCCGCTTTCTTACGGTCGGATTGGTACTGGACCAGAGTCGAATCCTCGATCGCCTTTTCGACGAACTCCCCCCGTGGGCTTAAGATCACCCAGACCTCACGGAACTTTAAATGCGGGCGCGAGGACATCTCCTCCTCGGTGTAGAGGGAATTTACCCTCGCTATCTTAGAGCTTTTCTTAGATTGCGCACCATTTACTTTTTTCTTAACCTTCAGCTTGATGCTGTTTTTCCGCTTTTCTGATCTGGCCGCGTTGCAGGCTACTAACGGAGATTTGTAAAGACCCGGGAGAAAGTAAAGACCGTCATCTGCATTAACTACAGCGATGTAACTTTTATCTAACTTAATAGCAAAGACTTCTTTCTCCGTAGTCTTTTCGATTTTAACTAGCTCACTCATTTAGCTGCCCAAGAATCACCAACATTCGCATCTGCTGATGCTGGAACAGATGTTAACACCTTTTCAGCCGCGTGGATCATGGCGGTTTCTAGCACCTCTTTGTACTTATTAGCCAGATCCGCTTTAACCTCTAGCACGATTTCGTCGTGCACGCAGGCAACCATACGTACATTATCTGTTAAATGTTCACCTAGATCCGCGATAGCGATTTTCAAAATGTCAGCTCCGCTGCCCTGGATCAGAGTATTCGCGGAGCACATCATGGTTGCATCGTCATAACTAAGCAGACGTCGACGCCCACAGGCGGTGCGGGTATAAGCCCAGCCATCTTCTACCAATGCAGCTCGTTCCCTGTGCCACATTCGCAGTCGGGGGTACGCAGCGTGGAACGCAGCGTGGGCAACCTTAGCCTCTGACAGCGATAAGATCTTACCACTCTGTGCAGCGTAGGTCTTGTATTTTCTGTAGCCCATTCCGTATAACAAAGCGAAGTTTAGAGTCTTACCGTCTTGTCTCTCGTCTTTAGACACTTCGTGCAAGTCCTTCTTATAGATAAGACTTGCTGTCATCGTGTGTAAGTCGATGTTGTCCTTGAACGCTGTCTGCATCTGAGGGATGTTGATAAGCTCCGCACCTAAGCGGAGTTCTATCTGAGCCCAGTCGCAGATAACCAGTTTGAATCCCGGTTCTGCGATGAAGCACTCCCGAAACTCTTTACCTCTGGGAACTTGTTGGATGTTGACGGCGAAGACAGTCTTTTTCTCTCGTTTGCCGATCTTCGGCGCTCCGCTGCTTGTGAAGCGTCCGGAGTTAGCTCCCATCTGGTTGTAGCCAGAATGGATTCGAAGCGTTACCGGATTTACATTTTCCAGCAGTTTGTTGACGTGCTCTAGTTTGGTTTCGACTTTGGCTCGTTGTCGGTAGAGACGCAGCGTGGGATCGTCGCTATCAAACTCGGCCAGTGCGATTTGGTTGAGCGTTTTCTTCTCCGTCTTGGCGTCTCTAGGCAGCTCGATATCGCAAGCACTAAAGGCATTGATAACCTGCGTCGTTGATCCAGGATTAAAATCCTTCTTCGGACGCTTGCCGACTGAAATCTTTCCGTCAATTCCGCGAGGAAGTTTCATGTCCTCTGGGAGTCTATCGTCCAATGACGTGACGAACTGTTCGGTTTTCTGCTCAAGTTCCTCCTGGATGTCGACCTTGAGTTTGTTTAACTTCTCTAAATCAACACAAAATCCTTTGTAGCACATGAGGGCTACAGGGCGGATACACCTGGATTCGAGCCCATAGACAGAAAGCAGGTTCTCTTCCTTCAGTTCAGCGAGTTGCAGTGCAGCGATGCGTGGCAGGATATCGACGTCCTTCGCTGCGTACTCGATCTGCTCTAGGTCGAGTTCCTCTGCTCCCCAGTCTGATTTCTGCTGATCCTTACTAATGTCGAGCTCCAGACGACGTTCCGCCACAGCTTTCAAGCTGCAACTTACGTCTGTGAAGTACGCATTCTGAGCCTTAGGACTGATGCGCTTCTCCTTAAACCCTGCTCGGAGGACGCGTTCAGCTACGTAGGTGTCGAAGATCTTGTTTTTGAAATCGATTCCAATCGACAGAAGGAACTGGAAGTCGAAGTTCATGTTGTGCGCCAACAGCATCGATCGGGATTCGATTAACTGCTTGAGCTCTTGACTCGCTTCGATCTTGAACAAATCGATAACGTACACAATCCGATCGTCGATTTCCGGCGTGGCGTCACAGAGCTGAAGTAGGCGGATTTTCGCGATTGTTGCCTGCAGTCCGGTCGTCTCGCAGTCCAAACACATCTTTGGGATTTTTTCCAGCTCCGGAAGTGCTTTGTTGAACTGCTCGGCGGTTTGGATGTAACGGACTTGCATGAGGAGAATGATGATAGAGAAACGAAAAGCCCCGCCGAAGCGAGGCTTGCAGTCTACTGAGGCTTCTTTGACTCAGATCATTGGCGACGCGCTGCGAAGAAATTAGTGATGTAGTTGTAAGCGTCAGCCCACAGTTCAATCACATCCTGCCCACGTTGAGTCAGACGGATGCTGTAGTACACACGTTGCATTTCGGTTCCGGCGCTTCCGTCCAGTGAACCATACGAGACTTGCGACTTCTGCTCCACGAGTCCGTTTTTGGAGCACCAGTTAAGACCCTCGCGGAGCGAGAGGTACATCGGGCTGACGTGGAAAGTAAGTTTCCGGTCGATTCCCTGCCGCAGGACGACGGGTTCGAACTCCTCCTTCTCGTCGGAGAATTGGAAACCCTTGTACAAGACTGAATCATGAGGGACTTTGTTGTCGCTCATGTCGATGTCGTTAACGTAGTAAGTCGCGATCTTACGCAGTGTGCTCCATTCGTTATCTTCGGAGAAGTAATGCAGGATCATCGCCGCTCCGACAGCCCAGTACGAAGCCGACTTGTGGAGCGCTTCGATCATCGCCTCAGGACCTTCCCACGTGGTCTGGGGGACGACCCTGCCGCTGCGCTTGACCGGCTTTGTCGATTTGCCGACGGAGATCTTCCAGGCGAGAGACGCCAGTTCCTGAGATCCTTTATCGACGGCGAGCTCGAACAGGGATTTGCTGTCAAGCTTCGACCTATCGAAGACTTCGCTCAGTTCAATGGTCGGCGCTGAGCGGCTGTTCTTTACCGTTTTGATCAGCGTGGCAGCCTCGCTCTGTTCGAGAGGAGTGCCGTTGAGGAGAAATTGAAAAGTCATGTTCAAGACAGGTAGAGGGGCATGACAAGGCGTATATTAGCCCATTGCTCGGGCTTTGTCTTAGGGCTCAAGGTCCCCGCACGCGATCGATGAATAGAGCTTGAATTGGAAAAACTCCGTTACGAAATTTATGGAGAGTTCTTTGAGATCGAGCACTGTAAGTTTTACATCTGTATCCGAGACGGACATTCCATAGTGTTCACTAAGTGTGTCAGAAATCACATAAGTGTAATCCATTCTGGCAGCACGGTTTGAAATCCAGAAATAACCGTGCCCGGATTCCTTTGTAGGGCAGTCGTATACGATTATGTTTCCGTGAAATTCGAACCTGAGATAGCCTTCGGGTTCTTTGTCGATCAGCTCCTTTTCTAAGATGTTTTGCACCCAAACAAGGAGTTCGCGCATCCCTCCTACGGGTGTCTCATACTCTTTCTTAATGCGCTCTAAAGATTCCTGGATAGTATCGAGGTACATGATGCGTTTAACGGAACAGGAACCACACTAGTTCGCCTTTAGCATCCGGGCCGGCTATGTAAAGCTTCCCTGACTCATGGTCGAAGAAGAGTTCTCCCGGTACTTCAGGTCCAAGTCTTTGCTTTGGCTTAGACCGATCGTTGTATTCGTCGATCAACTCCCGAAAAGTGTTGCCGTCGCTCATTGAGACTCACCTAAGACACTTTTGAATGACGTCGATAGAGTCGATGTTACTCGCTGTATCCACGGAGTAAGTTTCGTCGCTGAACTTTTTACACACTTCGGGAACAGACATGTCCAAGCAAACCGTCGTGATTTGTGCTCCCGTTTCGTGTTTTAGGCTCTCTACCCTGGAAATCCACGATGGGCTAGCTTCCGAGTTCCCGTCTGTTAGAACCAGAATGTCGGAATTTTTCAGGTGCTCTTTCTGGCTCACCACGTGGGCAAGCACGGAGTTAAAGCTCGTCCCACCGCCGAGTGTCCACCCTGCTACAAAGTCGATAAGCTGCTTCGTGTTCGAAGCTCCGCTCTTAATCTCGACGCTGTTCCCAATTACGGTGTCGAACAGGTGAATGTGAACAGAGCGCTTATCCATCAGAGCTTGCTCTGAGATAACCAAAGCAATCGCTTTGCTCCAGAGCTCCAGGTCCCCGTGCATCGATCCGGATACATCAACGTACATGATCACAGGACCGCGACCTAAGTCTTTTCTGGTCGCTGTGTAGTCTTTCGTCAGGATTGTCTTCTGGGAGTACTTAAGCGCAAACAGAGCCTGTCCCTCCTTCGAGCCAGCCAGAGCCAGCTCCGTGGGAAACGCATTAATCACACTGTCGCTGAACTTCGCTCCGGTCACGGCTTCGTAGTTCGCACGAGCAGGCTTCGCACGCTTCCGCTCTGTCCACACCTTCCGGAGTGCACCCAGCTTTTTTGCGATTGCCTTAAGCGTTCTGTTCCTGTTTAGCTGATCCGCAAGCTTCCTTTTCTCCTGTAGGTCGTTCAGCAACTTACCGTTACCGGGCATAGTGCCGAAGAGGCTGCTCATCTCCTCGTTTTGCTGATCGCTTTCTTTGAGAGCTTTATCGACGATTGCGTTTGCTTCCGCTTGCACTTGCGATTGCACCTGTTGCAGAGCGTCGTGGATCTTTTGGCCCAGCTCTTTCCCTTGTGCTCGTGCTTGGTTAGCTTTTGCTTTGTCGCCGTCTTTGATTGCTTGGTTGTAAGCGTCCCTCAACTGCTGGAGTTGATCAGCTGCTCCTGTAAGTAACTCAACGTTGAACATTCCTTGTTCGATCGCGTCCTCGATTACTTTCGAGAGCTCGTTAAGGATACGAACAGCGTTGTTGCCTGCGTTGAACTGTTCGCCCACACAACGTTGGAGCAGCGTGGGCCACGCAGCAGCCTGCGACAAGTCATTCATGATCGAATACCAGATCGCATTTTCTGGCTTGTAACCTCTAGGGGTCGCAGCCGTTTCACCGTCACAGATCTGGCGGAAGTATTGCTCGAAGTCTTCGTCACTAATGAGCCACTGGACTTCATCAGCGCTGTAGAGTCTTTCGAATACTTCCTTGCCGAATCGGGAAAGCTGTTTGATGTTGTAGGTGTTGATCAAGTAAGTGACGTTGGGCTTAGTGTCGCGAACGAAATCCTCCCAAAGAAAGTCCGCCAGAGCGGAGCAGGACAACGTAAGAGGTTCGTTGTGAACGAGACGAACAAACTCAGAGTTCTTTTCGAGATTCATGATCAGTGAGAGATTTCGTTGAGGGCCTGTGCGATTGTGTCGCAGTAGTTCTGTAGATTCTGGGAAAGTTTTACGGCTTTAGCGCGAGTCGACACGCTCATTCGAATTCGAGTTCCGTCCAGAAGCTCATCGACTTTATCTTTTACGGTATTCATATCCTTGTGATACTTACGAAGATGGATCACAACATCGTTGAGTGAGTTGATGTTGTTTGCTTGGCTGCGAGTGCGGAGGGAGGAGAACTCCGTCATGATCCCGCTTGCAGCTCGTTTCGCGTCTGCGAACAGCCGCTCCGCCGTGGGAATCTCCTGCTCCAAGATCTCGATGATAGTGCTTTGGTCTTCGAGATCGTTGTACACGATGTGTACGATACTGTTGTGCATGTGCTCAGGGTAAAGCTCTTCATCACCTTGAACGATTGCCCACGCGCGAAGGAACTTCAGGATCTGAACACGACGACGATCTGAGATTGTGATGCTGCGTTGGGACAGCATCTGCCAGACAGAATTGAACTTGTCGAGAAAATCGTCCGAGACTTTAAGGGTCTTGGCATACTCCTGGATTTGGTTGAGCTCGTCGAGTGTCAGAAACTCGCCAACCTCTGGGCGTTCTTCGATGCCCAGTGCCCACTCATCTAGTGTCCGCTTCGACACGGGCTTCTTGAGGAGCTCAACTGTCGGACGGAAAAGAAAGCGATCGGCGAACGCTTGCAGCGACTCCTCTTGTGGCCAGCTGTTTGTGGCAGCGATGATTGATTGCAGAGGAGTCTTTACGACTTCATTTCCGTTGTTAAACGTACGTTCGTTCAGTAGCGACAGAAGCGAGTTCAGAATCGCAGAAGAACTGCGGAACAGCTCATCGAGGAAACCGATGTGAGCCGAGGGAAGATAACCGGAGACGTCGCGTGTGTATTCGTCTTTGAGGAGTTTGGTGACCGCGACAGGACCGAACAGTTCGCTTGGATCAGTTGTAGGCGTCAGGAGATAGCCAAAGTAGTCAGCACCTTTGATACCCTTACAAACGCTACGGACGAGATCACTCTTGCCAGTGCCCGGAGCACCGAGAAGGAAAGCATTCTGTTTAGAGATTACAGAAGCGAGGAGACCGTCGATAACGTGTTCGCGTTCGAGCGTGGCAGAGTTAAGAGCACCACGGAAGTTTTGAAGCTTGCTGAAAAGTTGATCGTTCACTGTTTTACTGAGGGAAAGGACGGGGAAAAGGAATTGAAACTTCTTCGATTGACACAGGTTCAGTGAGTGTCCCACTGACTGCTGCCAATCTGCTTACAGCCGAGTCAAAATCTACAAACGAAACAGCACGTGCAACGTCGTGAGTGTAGTGATTCACATCAGAGAGATACCCCTGATGTGTCTTAAATACGAAGACTGTTCGATCCATTAGAAGTCGGCTTCAGGTTGTTCGTCGATTTGTGAGTTAACACCTTCGATGAGTTCATCGAGGTTATCTCCTGCAGCTTGGATGAGCTCGCGTCGTTGCGAGATCAGCTTGCGGAGTTGCTTAGAACGCTGTTCGTAGATGTCGATCTCAGTGTTTGCGTCTTTGACCAGAAGATTCAGAGTGTTTGTACTTTCGGCAGTTTTGATCTTGTCGCAGAGGAGTTTGTACTGTGAACTCAGTGCAAGAGACTGCTGCAGTTTCTCTAAACCCTTGGAGCTGCTGTGGCTACCGCAGATGTTAGAAAGCTCTGTCCGGATTTCTTCCTGGACTGCGTAGAAGTTCTCCGTAGCCTTCGTCCGTATAGAACGATCGGGAGACTGTAGGTTGTTGCCAGATTCCAGGAGACGATCTGCGAGGACAGCGAGATCACTAAAAGCCGGTACGCTGTCACTGATGAGCTTGAGTTTCTCTGCAGTAATCTGCCAGCTACCACGTTTCTTTTCTGATCCCGTCTGTTGCCTCCCGATCTTAGTAACGCTACGCACGTCTAGATCATCGAGCAGCTGAGCTCCGAGTGTCAAAGCTTTGTCAGAGGCAGATGCTTTAGCGGCTTCGAGAACTTGTTGTGTGTTGATCGCGTTTTCGTAAGCGAGAACGGAATCAATGTCACCATCGACAGGCGCCTCAACTTTCTGAAGAGATACAGGAAGGGGACCGAGAACCGACACACGAATAGGCTTACGGTATTCCTCCCGCGTGGGGAAAAACCGCATGTACGCATCGAATGCGATTGAGTACTCTGTATCTTCAGAGAACAGCGGTCGAAGAATTCCGCTGGCTGTTTCTTGCCAGCGTGCATACTCCTGTTCCCACATACCTTTGAGTTCTTCGTTGTATCCCTCTGCGTCGCGCTTAATCTCTTTGATCATCTCGTTAGCTTCCTGAAAGTAAGAAGCTGTAACGAAGTGAGCGTCCCCGTAATGAATGCAGTAGGCATCGTACAGTTGACGTTGCTTAACACGCAGTGCGTCGAGCTTTGCTTTCAGTGCATTTGAAAGGTGCGGTCGAATGCTGACCGTATTGTTCGCTTCGAGTGTGTCGATAACTTGTTGAGGCAGTTTGAGGTCGTCGAATTTAATCTGTACGGATTGGCGGACGTCCGCAGAAATGGAGCAGGACAGAAGGTAGTGGTTCACGTTTAGTTACGGGAGTGACTGTGAGGTGGATAAAGAGAATCCCTTGTGTAGCACAAGGGATCCGAGCTCAAGCTCTAGCGTAGGTTAGTGCTTGGAGCACTTGACGTCAAGGCTTTGTGTTGATTCACAACTTTTAGAGTGGTGTGCTTCGCTTGGATCAAGACCAAGAGCACCGAAAGCTGTGATCGCCATGATCGTGCTCGCTACTGTAAACAGTGCGAAATCCTGCAGCTTCTTTGTCATCATTTGAGACGGGTGAAGGCGAGGGTAATTTTGTCGGTGATCTCGTCGCACTCTTGCTGTGCGATGAGTTGTTCGGCTGTGTGCTTAAGTTGCATCTTGGCAACTTTAAGATCCTGCTCAAGCTTCGCCACTTTGTCGGCAAGCTTTTCGAGTTTGGCGTGCGGCGTGGGTTTACGAGAGATGCGAACGACGATGTTCGTGTGAAGAT